TTTGGGACGACTTTATCTTACAGGTCGTAAGAAGGGATGTCAAGCCCTGGTTTTCAATCCTTTGGGAGTTCCTCAGGATTCTTCAAGTCTACCTCAAACAGGAGGGGATGGCACTCCTCCATGATCAGATAGGAAGACCACCGATACATATCTTCTATTGTATATGTTTGGTGGTCCTTTGCTTCTATTTGAATGTATGGATCATCCTGCATGATTGTAGGAAGATCATCGAATGTAAATGGTATACCGTTTATGAAAAACATATCCACAATCTCACCGTTGTGATAACAGTATCTGGATGTGATTGTGTATTGGTAACTCATTTTACTCGTCTGCAATTTCTTCTAAGTAATCTAGTGTCTCGTCCATTTTCTCAAAGAATTCATTGATACCACTTTCGGGATCCATTCCCAACATGATAGCAGCTTCTTTGATCCTTTCTTTCATTTCCAATGCTTGTGGATCTTGAGAGAGTTGAATTCTGAAACACAGGTTCTTTTGTTTATCTAGGAACTGTCTCATCAGGTCAACATGTTCCTTCTTTTCAGGTCCACCCATAAAAGGAGCAGACATTGTTCTTTCAATGATCTCCTGTTGGAGATCTTCCATTTCTTTGATTTGTTCTTTTACGATTTCTGAATCGAAGAATCCACTCATAATACTATTTCTTTTAAGATTTTCTTGTATTTGCTGCTATCATTATTTAGGAAAGCCTGATATTTTTTGAGTCGTAGACTGGTAGTTTCCCAAACAGGATCGATTAGTTTTTTATCAAAGTTAGGCACAAATCCTAGTATCAGATTGAGGATTACCATTGTCTCTATAGAGATTGCACCTTGCAAATGCTTCTTTAGAATGTCTGGATGTTTTGTTCCTTCTACTTTGAATAATTGTTCAAAATTCTTTTTGTTGATAAAGACTTCTACTTCAGTCTTAAACAGATATGTGAGACTCTGAGATCTCTTTAACCAATTCTGGTAATTGGACTCACCCGATTCAATAATTTCACCGATCCACAGTTTACTGGGATCACTACATTCAACAAAGTTGGCGAGAAAATACTGTTTGATTTCGTCGTCACTCTTCTTTCGTGACATACGTTCAAAGAAATACCGATCCTTTCTCTTGTGGAAAGCCTCCTTCGATGCGCGAGACTTCCCACAATATTGAAAGTAGTCGTAGTTTTCCTTGGTGAAATGATTCTTGAATGCTAGGTATGTCTTGTAAACATCTAGCGGTGTCATCATTAAAACATCAATTTAGCACGACTGGTTTTTTTGAGGAAGTTAAGTTGAATCGCTTCACACTTAAGTTTTTCCTTTAGGGGTTTAGAAATTAATTTAGACACAGATTCAAATTCAATACCATTCTCTTCGCAATAAGTTACGATTGCTTCGATATAGTTAATTTTAGAGGTCGCGACGAGATACTCGATGTCTTGTGCAAACTTTGACTGACAAAGAAACTTTTCTTTTATTAGTGAGTCTACCTTTTCAGTGTTTGGCATAAGATTCGGTGTGGTGTTCGACGAACTCTCTGATGTACTTGGTAAGAAGTTTAATATAGTGACTTTTGTTGCGTTTTTCATAGACGTGACATTCTCCATTATCAGCTACCATAATGGTAATCAATTTTTCAACTGCAATTCCAGTCATTTCATAATACATGCAAGCGTAGGCTACTTCTTGAACAAAGTAGTTCTCAATCCACTCTTCGGGTTTGATCTTCTTAGATGTCTTAAAGTCAATGACTGCGAGTTCTCCTTCGTACTCCGCGATGCAATCAACGCGACCCGCAAGTCCAAGGTAATCACTATAAAGTGATTTTTCTAAAGCGTGTATATTATTTATACGGTCTAGAAAAGGTTTGGCTTTGAGGAAAAGAAACTTTGTAGTTGGTAGAGGTTTGAAATCGTCTACGTTATTGTTCAACATATACTGTTCTACCAGATCATGAAACTTAGTTCCACGAGCAGTAGCAATCCGAGTAATTCTGTCTGCCTCTTCATTACCAACTTTCTTACGCCAGTCGATAAACTTCTGGCGTCCATAGAAACTGGTAATAGAGGTGATTGAAGGATACAACTTACCAGAAGGGACCCGATAAAAACGAGTCCCTTCGATATTCTGTGCTTCTAAATCAACTTCATCTTTCAAATAATCAAGATGTTCAAACATTACATACCCATTGCTAGTTTAGTGACAATGTAGTTTTTAACAAGACCAGAACGTACAATGTCCTCGGTTCCGAATTCTACAGTTGAAAAATCGTATTCCATTGCACGAATAATTTTCATGAAATCAAGGATACCATTTTTTTCATTGGATCGAGTAAGGTCGGTCTGGGTAGCATCACCACAGAATACAATCTTACTATCTTCACCAATCCTTGTAATTATACTATCTAATTCATGGAAGTTCAAGTTTTGCATTTCATCAACAACAACTACTGCTCTGTCTAGAGTAGTACCACGGATGAAACTTGTAGACCAGAATGAAATAGTTTCTTGTGCTTTGAGGTTACCATAGAGCATCTCAAAGTCTGAGTCTGAAGCAAGTTCAAACATATACTTCACCATATTCTTATATGGAATTTGGTAAAGTGCGGCTTTATCTTCGTGGTCTCCAGGAAGGAAACCAATCTCTCGCGTGGATACCAGAGATCTTACAATGTAAACTTTGTCATATGGAGTCTCAGAATCAAGAACATCTCTTAGTGCGTGATACAAGGCAATGAAAGTCTTACCAGTACCTGCAGCACCGTAAGCGAACATGTTCTTACCACTCTTATACTCATCAAAGAATTTTTTCTGATTGTCTGTTAGAGGATTAATATCAACCATCAAATCGGTATTGATGGGTTTCTTACGTCTCATTTGTTTGGCACTCATGCCAACACCAATGTTTCCGCCGTTGGACTTCTTTGATCTGGGCATACGTTGTTGGTTAGAAGGGTTTTACACGAGATCCAGGGGCTTTCCCTGCCTTTTTCAAGACATCGTTCCACCCTGGGTTTCTGGAGATCAGTTTATTCTGCCAGTCCCCAACTTCTTGGGCGGCAGCACAACCTTTCGACCAGTCTTTATCCCAGTCGGGGTTGTCTTTTCTCCATTGATCGTAGTCCGCGATGGACATGTTCAATTCTTGTTCTTCACCAGTTTTCAAGTTCTTTACAGGATATGTGGGCATGATAAATCTCGGACTACAAAATTATTTAGTGGATGATTTTTTGACAAACATAGTTCTGTTCATCAACTTGTGTTACGTTCCAGTCTACAACTGGTTCCGCATAATAACTGTCACCTTTGTATCGTTTATATTTCTTGTTGTTTAGAATTGTATGGTGAGAAAGAATTGCATAGTCGATGTTATCTTCAACATCATACCCCTTCTTTTCCATAAGAGTTCTTACCTTCTTCTCAATCTCTTTGTTTTCATTATAAGCTTTGAAGTTCTCGATTCTCTTCTTATTGTCATGGGGCATGGCGAAGATAGTATTCTTCGACGCTTGGATTCTACGATGTTCTAGTCCTGAGAGCAAGAAACGATTTACAATCTCATCATCTTCCCAAGCAACAAACTCTCCCATTGCTTCATTATATCCACCTACTTTTTCATAGTTTTCTCTATTGACAAAAATAGTTCCCCAGATTGGACGCAAACACTTGTGTCCTGGGGAATACAAACCAGAGGCGAAACTAAACTCATCAACCTTGAATTCATCAAAGAAATTGAAGTATGGATTCAGAATCGTATCAGAGTCCAGTTTCAAGATTTGATCTCCACTTGAAATCTTAAATGCAAGATTCAGTGGTTGGGGTTGATTAAAGTATTTTTGATCAGGAACATACACACGTTTGATCTTTGGACTGATCTTAGTGAGATGTTCCGAGGATTTGTCTGATGACCAGTCAACGAAAACGATTTCATCAATCTGGTCATTCATTGCCCACGATTGAATAGAAATGGATAGTGGATCCACCCTGTTCATACAGGCAGATATCACCGATACACTCATTTCTTTTTCTTCGTAGCAATAAAGTAATTAGGTTCTACTTCTTTAGTCTTCCAGTCATACAACCTGAAGTTTGGTTGATCAAAGTCAATACCACCATAGTCATATCGAGACTTGTCGATATATTCTTTGAGACCGAAGATTTCCATGTTCTTCTCTTTGTGTTGTTCAGTCAGATACTTGAACTTGGTTTTCTTCAGTTCTTTACTGTTGAGGATACCCATAATACCAGGGGCGATCACTTCATCAATGCGATCTTTGTACCACTGTCCAGTTTGTTTCTCGAAAACATCCAGGAACTCACGATCCTTTGCATATCCTTCAAAGTTAGAGATTCTAACCTCATCATTATGTGGGATGTGGATTGCACTCAGAACACGCATATCAATGGGACAACACGTATAACCTGCGGCCTGGAGTCTGATGGAGATTTCATCATCTTCTACCGCATAGTACTTACCCATCTTCTCATTGTAGCCACCGACCTTCTCAAAGTGCTCTCGGCGGACGTACAAGAGTCCCCAGATAGGATGAAGACACTCATCCCCAACCTTATCGTTCACACCACTCACAAACGATTCATCATCAAAGATACCGTTGACGTGAAAGAAATTGTAGTAAGGATTCAGAATATGGTCAGCATCAAACTTCAGGATGAATTCTCCTGTAGCCATAGACGCAGCAAGATTCAAGGGTTGGGGTTGATTGAAGAACTCTTCATCATTGACCCGAATCACCTTGATCCTATCATCTAGTTTTGTCAAGTGACTGATCTCCTCTTTAGAAGACCAGTCAACGATGATTATCTCTTTAATTTGATCAAACAATAACCAAGAAGAGAGGGATATCGTCAAAGGTTTGATTCTATCCCTACACGCACAAATAACAGAAACTGACATTTTTAATAACTACTCTCCTGATGCGAACAATTCAAAGAACTAATTTGTTCATTATCAACTCTCTCTACTGTAACTTCTCCGTTTGGCTTAGTGAACTCAACTACCCATTTACCATCTTTGAACTCAATTAATTGACATGCTGCATTGTAACCGGCAACGTGGTAATAAGTCATGGAACCTCCTAGACTATAAGTATATATCACCACTCAAGTGCGGTTGCAATCTCAGGGAACTGTTCTGTGAAGATTTCACGACATCCCTCTGCGATTTGCATGTGTTCCTTCTGAGTACCGTGACCAGAACGCAGATTGATATAATGGATCCATGACCTTACAGAGCCGGTCATGTAAATTCTTGTTGGCGTGGCCAGGGGCAAGATATTTCGAGCACACTCCTTTGCAACGCCCCTGTTCAACATCTGTTCATACAATGCAATTGCAGAGTCAAACAGTGTCTGGGTTTGCATCTCAAGGTTTTGAACCTCGAATGGATCCATGTCATCAATACTATTCTGACGGTTCTTAGTGTCTTGACGACGGAACTCGGGCATCTTAATTGGATCAAGAGATGTAGACGCAGCATAACGCTGGGAAAACTCTTGATATGTAAATGAGCGATGGCGCAAAATTTGAGCCGCGATTGCTCTGGTCGTATTGATCTCCAGAGTCATGTAGGCCTGTTCAAAGATTGACCAGTGTTCGTGTTTGATACAATACTTGAGGAGACCTGCAGAAGTATCAAAGTTTAATTGATTGTTTGGATTGCTCACACGAGCGACATACGAAATAACTTCTTGCGCCGTTTTCTCAAGAAGTTCACCTGCACCTTGAGTTAGGGCGATAAGTTTGATTTGGTTTGTCATAGAATCTTTAGTCTGGGTATCCGTCGTCATCGTTGTCACTGGTTGTATATGTATTCGTCTTTGATTCTACCACATAAGAGTCTGGATCGGAATAGACTTCAGACTCTAAGAGGTCAATCAGTGACTTAAGATTTCGGACGATTAATTTAAGTTTTTCTCTTTGCATAAAAAAACCTTGTTCTTATTTATTTTAACACAAAAAAAGAGGGGTGTCATCCCCTCTCAGTCTTCTTGACTCCCCAGAATGGAACGCCTCGCGACTTAAGATTAACCCACTTGGCGTAATGTACACCACGATAAGTCAAAAACGCGAAGGTTTTGTCTGGATCGTGTTTATTTGAATCATACTCTGGAAGGTCGTATTCTAATCTGACCTTGAGCATGTCTCCCCCTACTTATGCAATAGAAGGATTTCTCCGTAAAGTAAT